CACTAAACGCCACACCATCACCCACACCGGAATAATCGTTACCGTCCAGCGTGAGTGTTTCAACCGGCTCGTCAATGAAACGATACGTAACGTTACTGAAATCAGCGGTCACGAGGGCGCGAATTGCACCACCCCCTGTCTCAAGCTGCGCTAACGCTTCTGTATCCCATGTTTTCACCACGGCACTCCAACACCGGTACTTGTGGTTTCAGCGTCGATCAGCTTTTGAATAGCCGCCTCGTTGACGGCTTCGGTTTCGGCTTTGAACTCTTCGCCAAGCCACCTAAGCGCATCGGCTTCGGTCAGACCGGCGAAAGCCTCGAACGTGTCAGGGTCCGGTGCCTCAAGGAGAGTGGACCCGCTGTTCTGCCAAGTGTGGCCCGCGCCATCATCAGAAGCGCAGACCCAGTTGACTTGATTGACGACTGAGGCGAGACCGTCAGCGTCGGCGTATTCGAGGGAGCCGATACTCCATGTGTGTGAAATGGTCATGGTGATTTCTCCTGTGAGGGTTAGGCGACGCCCAGCGTCGTGACAGTCCCAGACGATCCGCGATATTTGAGGACGCCGGACTCGACGTAAAGCTGACCTCCAGTGATATTACCGGTTGGTGCTGTACCGTTGGCAATCTGGATAGTTTTCGCAGCCGAGGCCCCGGCTGTAGTGACGCCGAGACACAAGTTAGTGTTAGTGTCGAGGCGCATGACTTCCGCATTATCGTTAAACCACTGGTATCGACTAGCAGAGTTGGTATTAGCATCATCGACACGGAATGACATGATCCTCGTTGCAGACATAGTTATGTCTAAACCGTCGCCTCCAGATGGATAGATGGAACCGTTCTGCGCCGCCGTGGTATCAAACCGAATGCCCGTGGTGCCGACAACGTGCAATTTTGCCCCCGGCGCAGCCGTACCAATTCCAAGATTACCAGTATTGCCGCTCCCGCTCGCGTCCCATGTCATGCCAACGGTTGAGCCTGCGTTGTAAACGGAAATGTCGCCAAGTCTTTCAAAGCGTACCCGTTCAACATCATCCGTCAGAACCGAAAGGGACACATTGCCTGTGTGTCCTTGAGTATAGAGTCCAGTTATATAGGTGTTGTCGCTGCGGGAATGGCGAAGCAGCCATCCGTCAGTGTTGCGAACAATATTCAGGTGATCGTCAAGACAAAGAGCGCCGCCATAGGTTGACGCCGAACGGATACCGACTGATGCACTTCCGTTGATTGTTAACGAGTCTGTTATAGATGACGTGCCAATACCAAGACCACCAGCATTTGTGTTGGCACTCGCATCCCATGTCATACCGACTGTGGTGTTTGCGTTAGTGAACCTAACATCACCATTGGACGCTACAGCAACACCATAAGTGCCGCTATCGTCCTTAAACGTAGTGGTGCCTGTTCCGACCACAACGGCGTTATTTACCGCTGTAATAGCGGTGTTTACGGTTTGGAAGGCAGTACGCAGCGGATCACCCGTCCTGTCGTTTGCCGTGGTCCCAACATCAACAAGAGTAATCGCCATTTTAAGACCTTCTCACAATTTGGTAAGCATCAAAAGAAAGTGTGCCGCCTTTTGTGTAATCGGAAGGCACGTTAATCGACGCGGGATTGATACGCATTTCTGCGCAAGCATAACGCAGACGAGCGGGTAACGGCAAGGTATATCCTGTTACGTCAGGGTTCGCGTCAAGACGCGGTTCAACAGCAAGAGCGCTAATGACACCACCGGATGTGGCTGTTGCGTCTTCTACCGCTTTTACAAGCACCCAGTTGCGACCGTTATACCAACTGATTGGATCACCCGCTTTAATGACACCGCTGGCGACCAAACCGCTCAACGAAACTGTACGGTTCGTTGTGTCGATTGCCGTCACGTAAGGTATACCCCACGCTTCGTCCGCAGTGTCCGCAGTGACCGCCGTAGTGTCCGCAGTGACCGCCGTAGTGTCAACTGTAATACCATCAAACACAGACCCGATATACGCACGCGGGACCGGGTGCTTATAATCCCACGCGAGGATAGTGACTTGACCGCCGCGTTGCTTCAAAATCCACGCGCGCCATGCTTGCAGGTCAGCGTTGCTTGACAGATTGACACTAAACGACATTCCCCAACGTGGTGCAGCGACTTCAAAAGCGTCAACGTCACCAGAAAGGCGCGGGTTGTTGACTTCGGAGCGGATAGGCTCGAACTCACAAGACCACGCGCCGCAGACGCTAGGCATTTCGTTAGCCATTAGACCGCTCCGTCACGTTGAGCGCTCGCCAAAGCGCCAGGTAGAACACCGCGAACACGCGTGCCGAACTGTTGCATGTCGGCTTGTCGCGTGGCAAGCATTTCGCGTCGCAACGCAGCAATCGCGTCCGGTGTTGATCCGCGCGCGTCAATTGCATAGGTCGGGGAATAGGTGATCATCGCGGAAGCAGCGCCACTTGGCAGTTGCGGCACAATGCGGCCAGCCTGATCGGGAATGAACAATTCCGGTTTGTGCTCACCGACGATATAAGGTTGACCGGCGCGGACCGGACCGCCGATAGCTTTACCAGGGAATTTGCCTCCGCCGATTGCACTAGAGAAGATGCTACTGAGAATGTTGCCTTTGCCTGACGTAGACCCGGCAGACGCAACAGCAGACGCGATCATTTGTGCCGCTATACCACCAGCGGTCGTAATAGCGGTATTTATTGTCGCTCCCGCTGTAACCCCACCAGCCGTCATAGCAGCCGTCATAGGTGCCGCCGCAGCCGCGCCTTGGGCAGCACCTTCTGCGGTAGCTTTCACAACATCGGCAGGGGCAGAAAACAAGTTGTCGAACAACTGTTCACCCAAACGCCTGAAAGAAATATCTGCGAGGTTTCCAAACTGATTAGACAAGAAACCGGACAAGTCGCCATTCATTGCGGCTCGAATACCTTCGGAAAATGCTTGTGAGAACAAGTCGCGTTGATCATTGTACTGACGAGCAGCAAACATCTGATCGGCTTCTTGTGTTGCTTGTTCTTGGGCGGCTTCCTTGCTTATTCCGGCACCGGCCAATTCTGCAATGCGTTCGCGAATTTGCAACTCGCGCTCTAACCCACGGACGCGCTCTTCGTTTCCGAGCAACCGCGCCAATTGAATTTCGTGAGAGATTTGAGATTCATAAAGAGCGTCTAATTGTTCTTGTGCGTTAATCTGTTCTTCAATCAGCTTCACGTCTTGAAACGCATCCGCAACAGCAGCGAGTTGTTCGCGCTGGTCGCGAAGGACCGCAGTCGTCGCAGCGAGTTGTTCCATACCCTCACGGTAAAGCGCATCAGTGATTGTGCCAGCCGCGCGCTGCGCCTCAAGCACAGCGAGTCCATCGGATGCTTCCGTTTGAGCTTGGGTGAGCGCCTCAAGCTGCCGCGTGTATGCCTCTGTTTCACCTTTTCTAAATTGTGCGCTTGTGATTTCGAGTTCACGAGAAAACTCGCGTTGAAGCTGAATAGTTTCCCGAATAATCGTCGCTTGGCGGCGAAGTTGTTGTTCGCGCTCACGACGGGCGTCGCTTTCTGCACCAAGATTTGTCCCGTTGTTTAACGTATCAATGAATGTTTGAAGTATTTCAATAATGCCGCGAGCGCGAACCGCTTGGGCTTCAAGAGCATCAATTTCGGATTGAGCCGACGCAGAAAGCGAGTTGTCCACGCTTGGGTCGCCTAACAACTCATCTGCAAATGATACTGTCGCACCGGCCATCGCTTCCACACGGACAGCTTGTATACCAGCTTCCAACTGTGCCAACGCCGTAGTTTGACGCCCCAACGCTTCGGTAGCGTCATCAATTGCTGACGCACGCTCAAGATCGTTTAATAGTTGTTGTGCGCCACCCACGTCGCCCATAGTATCGACGACCGTCTTGAGAACCTTATCCAAACCCTCGTTTGACGCCGTTAAAATTGCTGTAACGTCAGCGGCTTCACGCGTGATGCGCGAATGCTCTCTAACAGTAGAAGAGAAAGCAGCATAACCCTCATCAAGCACATTGACAGAGTTTTCTGTTTTACGCACCTCCTCACCCAACTCACGCAGGCGAGCGCGTGCCGCACTAAGTTGGGTCGCGTCCATCTCAACTTTGATGCGTTCACCACTAGGACCGACAATAAAAGACGCACCTTGGTTTATCGCATCCTGTAGATTTCTATATTCGTTTTCGAGCCGCCTTAACTCGCGCCGTTGCTCAACAAGAGTAGCGCGCACAGCTTCCATGTTTGTAACACGATTGACTTCTGTTAATGCATTCTGTGCGGCGGTGGCGCGCTCCGTGGCTTGCCCGTATTGGTCTGTTTCTTGACCAAGTATTCCAAGCGCCCTTGAAAGTCGATCCGCCCGGCTCGCCGCGGATTGTGTCTCTAAAGCTAAATAACCAACCGCTGCGCCAATTGCCAAAATCGCCGCACCCCAAGGCGTAGTCATAAGGAAACCCATTGCACCGCGCAAAGCGACCATTGAGCGAACCAATGCAGTATTTGCGACTGTTGCTGTTCCAGTAACACCGACAAGGATTGTCGTGCTACTGGACGCCACGTTTATGCTGGTTGCGGCAGCAAGGGCAGCCCTCGTCAATGCGGGTAAAGCACTTGCCGCTAGTGTACCACCCACGACCGACGCCGCCACAACGGTTGCTTCGGCTAAAGCATCAAAATTCAACGACACATAGTCAATGAAACTCGTTAGTGTTCTTGTGGCGTTTGTTGCTTCGTTGACACCAGCGGCATACAGCGTAAATCTGGTACGCATGTTTTCTATTGCTTGGCTGACGGTCATTTCCGTAGCATTAAACTGACCTTGGATTGTAGTACCAGCGTTGAGGATTGAGCGCATCACAACTTCGGATGTGATAAGACCTTGTGACCCAAGTTCTTTGAGCGCTCCAATACCCACACCCATTTCGGTTGCAATCGCCCGCGCAATTTCCGGCGCACCCTCACGCAGCGAGCGCAATTCGTCACCCTGCAAAATGCCTGATTGCAACGCTTGGGAAAGTTGAAGGATGGAGCTACGCTGTTCTTGGATTGTAGCACCGGATGCGGCAAACGACATACCAACAAGCTGCGTGATGCGAAGGGTTTCTTGTTGTGTCAGGTTTAGGTCCGCAGCGGAACGCTCAAGACGCGTATAAAGCATTGTTGTTCCTTGCAAAGATGCGCGAGAACTCAATGCAACGTCACTGATTTCTTCAATTGTCGCGATATTGTGACCTACTGCGGTTGAAGCGGAATTTATTTGGTTTGTTAGTTGCTGATAAGCGTCTGATATTCTAATCAGATCACTGCCAACGCGACCAACAGCGCGCCCTGCCGACAACGACGCAAAGGCAGTAATACCTGCCGTCGCCATATTGTCGAAAGAACGATTAACGCGGCGTTCTGTCTGCTCGAACCTGTGTTCAATCCTTCTCGCCGCTTGATCCATGACAACGCCAGCACGCTGCATGGTTCGCGCATATCCACGCATGTTGACTTCGAGTTGAAGCGTGAGACGTTCTGTGTCAGTCGCCATCGTTTTCACCTATCGCCGCAAAAAACTCTTCGTCACTCGGAGCTTTGTCTTTCTTTACGGAATTACCCGCAACATAACCCGACGTGGCTGCTACGTATTGCCAGAATGACATGCGCCCAACCACATCAGGCGCAAAACCCATTACGGCACTGTTTCCGTACAGTCTTGCGAAGCGCCACTTTCCTCGGGGAAGAGGTTCGGCTGTTGGTCCATCTTCCCCGATTTCTCCCCCGACGCATCGCTCGCCGCCTCCTCAGCAGGGCCGAAAATCGCCATAGCAAGCACACCTTGTGCGATTTTAGCGTTTTCGGCCCATGCTGGACGGTCATCAACGTAACGCTTCACCAGTTTGATTGCATCGGAAGCAGGCATTCCGCCACCGATCAAACCGAGCCGCAAGGTGTGGCGCACATCTTCGACACGCCACTCCAATCGAGGAGACATGAGCCGACCAAGTACGAACCCTGGACCGGCGTCACACTTCT